GACAGACACAGGTAATGACTTCAAAGTATTGTTCCAAATCCTTGAGAATCCTGAACTCAAAGCCAATTGGGTACCATTTGAGCAGTCATATAATGGCTATTTTATGGAACTATCCGAAATCGCTAAAGATAGGATAGCTACAGGCTTCGAAATTCCATTGAGTTTAGTGCAAGCTACACCAGGACAGCTTGGTAATAATCAGCAAATACGTTCTGAGTTCGAAATTCTATATCGAACAAAGATTTATGATATTCAGCAGTCAATCTTAAAAGGCATTGTTAAGCCTTATCTTGACACAGTTGCTGAGACAGAAAATATGGAGTTCTTAAAATCTGTAGAACTTGACTTCATTAACATCGTACCGGTATCCTTCGCAGGAGATCTTGATGTGAATATGCTTCTTACTAAGACTGAAGGTAGAGAGATTCTTGGTTATGGCCCGACATTACAGCCTGCAATTAAGGAAGAACAGATTCAAGCTGAAGCAGATGCAGAAGTGGAAGCCGAAGATGGCACAGATAAGCAGCAAAATATATTGGCAAAAATTAAAAACTTACTCGGATGGCGCAATTCATAAAGGCTTTAGAAGTTGTGAGAGGTGGTTACATCCGAATCACTCCGACAGATACGCAGTTCGACCCGAATCTGTTGGCTCCATTCATTGACAATGCTGAGCGAAGATATGTTCGCAATCTAATCGGTGCTGCTTTCTTTGATGAACTGAAGACTAATAGAACACCAAACGTAATAAATTACAATCCTGCATTCGGTGCTATACAAGCTGCTTTTGCAAATACAGACCTTGAAAATCTGTTCCTGGATGGAAAGCTATTCGATTTGATTGGATTCGCAGTCCTGGAAGAGTCACTCAGCTTCTCTCATTTTAAAATCACATCGGCAGGCGTTCAGGTTACACAGGCAAATTTCGCTACTCCTGCAAGTGGTAATGATATGCGCTACTTAAAAGATACATTAAAAGATAAGATTCAGTTTTTACAACAGGAAGTTATTACGTATCTTTGCGATAACAGTTCGTTGTATGTTCCTTTCGATTTTGATCCAGAAGGAAAGTGTCAATGCTGTAAACCTAAAAACAAAAATATTTCAACATTCCCAATAATATATTAATGATGAATAAGCAATTTGCAGAATTAAAAGTTTATCAACTCGGAGGAGGCATCGCATTTGAAGAAGTTGGTGCTTCAGTTCCATTCCTTGTTATCCCTGCAAGCCAGGCAACTATTAAGCCTTGGGGCGCAAGTGGATTCTTGTTTGAAAATATTCTTACAGGAGATGTCATTGCTTTTGTAGCAGAATATGACGATGTACTTGACAGCGCAGGTGCTGCTTATGGAGTTGACCAAATTTCTGTGTTTACTGCCTTAGCTGCTTTTTTTTTTGATGTAGCAGGGGGCGGTGTATCTGATTTAGCAACTGTATTAGGTTTTGGTAATAGTGCAGGAGCTAACGACATAAACCTAAACAATAACGACCTTTTAAATGCTGACTTAATTGACTTTAATTTAGCTACTACGGATGTAGCAGGAGCAGGTCAATTAGTTTGGAACGATGCGCAAGGCACTTTGGATTTGGGTCTTAAATCTGGGGCAGTAAAACTTAATGTAGGACAACAGGAATTTGCAAGGGTTGTAAATAAAACAACTCCGCTTGTCAATCTTTTGGCTGCAAATTATCAAGTTTGTATCGTTGCTGGTGCTACGGGTCAAAGGTTATCTGTAAAGCTTGCAAAGGCGGATAATGACGCTAACTCCGCAGGTACTTTGGGTTTAGTTGCTGAGAATATAAATAGCAATCAAGAGGGTTTTATTTGTACTACTGGAACGTTAAAAGGCATTGACACAACTGGAAGTTTGCAGGGCGAAACTTGGGCGGATGGTGACTTACTTTATTTGAGCGGTACTACTTTTGGAGCGATAACAAACATAAAACCAACAGCACCGATTCATGAAGTTCGCATTGGTTATGTCGAATATGCTCATGCTATAAATGGCAAAATTTACGTAAAAATTGACAACGGATATGAGCTTGATGAGTTGCATAATGTTAGCATCAATCCTTTAACCGTTGCAAATAATGATGTACTAACTTATGAAAGTGCAACACAGCTTTGGAAGAACACAAAACAGCCAGTTGAGATTCAACTCGCTGCGAGTGATGAAACAACAGCATTGACAACGGGAACGGCTAAAATAACTTTTAGAATGCCTCACGCAATGACATTAACAGCGGTTCGTGCAAGTTTAACAACGGCACAAACAAGCGGTTCTATATTTACGGTTGACATAAATCAAGGTGGTGTTTCTGTTTTGGGCACAAAGCTAACTATTGACAATACAGAAAAAACAAGTACAACGGCTGCAACTCCTGCAACTATTACAACAAGTGCCTTAACAGACGATAGTGAAATAACTATCGATATTGACCAGATTGGCGATGGAACAGCAAAAGGTTTGAAAATAACTCTAATCGGAACAAGATGATAATTAACCCTTACATTTTTGGTGGTTTTGATGCCGATGCTCAGGCATTTATAACGGCAGCAGGCATAACAGATAATACGCAAAAGACTGCGATAAATACGCTTGTAGTTAGTTTAAAGGGCTATAACATTTGGACAAAGATGAAAGCTATTTATCCAATGGTAGGCGGCACTTCGACAACGCATAAGTTTAACCTAAAAAATCCTTTAGATACTAATGCAGCATTTAGGTTAGTTTTTGCAGGTGGTTGGACACATAGCAGCACAGGTGCAAAACCTAATGGAACAAATGCCTATGCTGATACATTTTTAAGTCCAAATACAAGTTTATTATTAAATGATCAACATATAAGCTATTATACAAGAACAAATAGTAACGGTACAGAAGTAGAAATTGGATGCGTAGATAATGGAACTGCTCCGACCACATTATTAGAAATTAGGACTTCAGGGATAACCTATGCAAGTTTGGCAACAAATGCCTATACAACTTATACAGACCCTAATTCTTTAGGATTTTATTTAGGTAGTAGAACAGCATCAAACTTAACAAGATTATTTAAAAACGGTTCTAATGTTGCCAGCAGTACAACAGTATCAACAACAAATCCAATAGCTAATATATTTTTAGGTGTTTTAAATCGTTCACCACAACCTGTTGCATATTATTCAACAAAAGAATGCGCTTTCTCATCAATTGGCGATGGTTTAAGCGTAACTGAAGCAGCTAATTTTTATACAGCCGTGCAAAATTTTCAAGTGGCGTTAAGCCGAAATGTATAGCATTAAAACATTAAAACAATGACATTAGTAGGACTTTTAACAGAATCGCAAAAAGATAGCTTAGTCGGTCAGCTTTATGATGAGGACAGCTATTTCAACCCCATAACTGACTTGGAGGACAACTGGATAATTTCAGTTGAAGAAATAGAATTTTGCGTCAATCCTGTATTTCAATGGGTAAAAACCTTACCTTTGATAGAATATAAACCAAAACCTGAACCACCACTACCAATGTAATATGAAACAATTTCAACAGATACTCAAAGATAGAGGATATTACTCAGGTGCTATTGACGGCATAATCGGGCCTCTTAGCCTTGCAGGAGCAAAGCAATGGATTGATGCCGAAATGAACATCAGAGGCTGGGTAAAGCCAGTTAATGACTTAGTCTGGATTAGAACAGACCAAAGCTTCGATAATAAGTTTGCGGATTACTGCATTCGATTTAACAACAGGATTGCAGACATGATTTTAACCTGCAGTACTACACCAGGTGATTACATTATTTTCAATCCTCTCACAGTTGGTGGCATTACAGGTAGTGCAGTTGCTTGTGAACAACAGGTTATAGGTTCACATAAGTTTATAACGTCGGGCAATTGGAAAAGCCTTTGGTTAAATGCTCCATACTTTATGCAAACAGGCGCTATAGAGATTTGGAGGGATGCTAACAAAGACAGAAAGCTCGACAAGGTAATCAAGACAAAGGGATGGTACGGTATCAACTTTCATCGTGCTGGTTGGTTAGCAAATGTCGATGGTTGGTCCGCAGGATGTTTGGTTGTTCCTGATAAACAATGGTTCGAGGCAATAAAGATTTTTCAACCAAACCAATTGATTAACTTCACACTAATCGAACTATGAGATGCTCGGTGGACTACTTGATGAAGAAGAACTAAAATATCTTTCAAATAAATATTATGTCGAAGGCCATATGTTTACTCCATTGAGATTATCAAACGAAACTTGGATTTTGCCCCTATATCAAATACATTATAACGAAAACATTGACTGTTGGTGGGTCAAATATTTACCTATAATTGAATACAAATAAATGAACACACTATTATTCCAGGAAGCAGTCCCCAGCTTTCTTAATCAATTGGCAAATTATGGGGTTTTAGGCATCTTCGCTATCTTGATGATTGCTTTAATCTACTTTATGGGTAAGCAATTTTTTATTTGGCATAAGAAAAACGAAGCAAGGATTCAGGAACTTGAAAAAAGACTTGAAGAATACCTCACAGAAGATCGTGCTAAACTTATGGACACAGTAACTTCGAACAATCATGTTATCGAAAACAATACTTCGATGATGAAAAAGCTTCTAAACCTTGTCGAAAAACTTGAAAAAACTCACTAATATGTTCAACTTCCTTAAAGAAAGTACCGACTTTAGTTCAATGAGAGTAACTTTATTTCTCGGTACACTTTGTATCTGCCTTCTATCAATTGGTATTTTGGTGTACATAATCATTCACGCTGTAAAATGCACAACACTTGATTGGTCTGGAATGTCAATCTTTCTTACTTCGATAGCAGCATTCACAGGAACTCTGTTGTATGGAAAAGTACAGCAGAAAAAAGTAGAAAACAAAGATGATAAATAAGACTCTCAAGATATATGCATCAGGCAATATGGTAATTTTTACCGACCCTGACTATGGATTGATGCAAGCAGTACCCAAAGGTGCTATTCGTATCTATCCATTTCAATCTCCTAATGTCGGGTTTCAGTTCGTAGACATCAGAACTATGAATGTTATCGCTCAAATTAGAGATTGGGGGCAAGTACAAGACTCAGGAGGTTCTGCTTGGGGAAGCGATTATCAAGATACCCTTGAAAAATTATGCTTGTTCTTCGATGTGACTATAGGAGCAGATACTTTGGGAGTTGTTTTGGCTTCAGGTAACAATGCAGGAGCATACGATATCGATATGAATGGACAGGACATTCTGAATGTCGGAAGCATCACAGGACTAACCTATAAACAAGTTATTCAACTCGCAGTTAGCGATGAGACTACATCACTAACTACAGGCACAAGCAAGATAATATTCAGAATGCCTTTCGCTTTTACGCTCACAGCAGTTCGTGCGAGCTTAGGTGTAGCACAGACAAGTGGTAGTATTTTTACTGTAGATGTCAATCAATCAGGTTCATCTATCCTGGGAACAAAACTGACCATTG